AATAACCCGAGCAAAAGCGTAAAAATTAAATTTTCTTTAAATGAAGCCGCAGGCATTCTAGACGCTATAGAAAGGGGAAGCGAATTCTCAGCCTATCATACCTCAGAAAAACAGACAACACAAATAAAATTTTCTCCTTATCTTAAGGACAATAAACAAGTCGGATTCTCTTATATGGTGTCCAAATCAGATAAACAGAATAGCGAGAATAAACAATCATATTTAATTGGACTATATTTTAATGAAGCAAGATTGTTAAAGGAATTTTTATCCTACGCTTTATCAAGCGTCTTTGAGGCTCAAAGAATAGAAACGATTAAGAATATTAAAAATAATAAAAGAAATGATAGAGATAGTGGATCGCAAGAATCTGAGCAAGATGGCGAGCTTTGGTAAGTGAAGAAAAAAGTACTTATACAAACTGATTTTGCTTTGGCAAAAACAGGCTTTGGCCGTAACGCCAAAGAATTAATAAAATATCTTTATGCCTCAAATAAATATGAAATCATACAGTACGCTTGCGGTTTGAACTGGTCAAATCCAGAATTAAAAAAAGTTCCATGGAAAGCTTTTGGGGCCTTACCAGATTCTAAACAAGAGCTCGATTCTTTAAATAGAGATCCACATTTAGCTAGGATGGCAAGCTATGGTTCTTACAATCTAGACAGAATAATTGAGCAAGAAAAACCTGATGTATATATAGCGATACAAGACATATGGGGAGTAGATTTCGCTATTGATAAGCCTTGGTTTAATAAGATAAACTCTGTGGTTTGGACAACTTTAGATTCTCTGCCCATACTTCAAACTGCTGTTGACGCTGCTCAAAAAGTTAAAAATTACTGGATATGGAGCGACTTTGCGACAAAAGCATTAAATAATATGGGGTATGAGCATGTAAAGACTATGCACGGAGTATTAAATCCAGAATATTTCTATAGACTTAATGATAAAGATAGATTAGATTTAAGAAAAAAACATAACGTTCCACCAGATGCTTTTATTATTGGTTTTGTATTCAGAAACCAATTAAGAAAAAGTGTTCCTAATCTTTTAGAGGGCTATGCTCTTTGGAAAAATAGAAATCCGGAAGTAAAAAATACGTATCTTCTTCTACATACTCATTGGGAAGAAGGGTGGAATATAGCAAAACTTGCAAAAGAATATGATATAGATTTAAAAGAAGTAATTACAACTTACATATGTAAAAATTGCAAAGAATATTTTGTAAATAGTTTTATTGGTCATAGAAACGATTGTCCATGCTGCGGCGGTAAAGAGACATGTGTTACGACTAGCGTAGCCGAGGGAATTAGAGAAGACCAATTGAATGAAGTATATAATCTAATGGATGTTTATTGTCATCCATTTACAAGTGGTGGACAGGAGATACCAATACAAGAAGCAAAACTAACAGAATTAATAACCTTGGTTACGAATTATTCATGTGGAGAAGATATGTGCGTAGATGGCAGCTGCTCACTTCCATTAGAGTGGAGCGAATATAGAGAGCATGGCACAGAATTCAGAAAAGCTTCTACGATGCCCAGCTCTATAGCCAAACAAATTCATAAAGTTTGGAAGATGCCACAGCAAAAAAGACTTGAAATGGGAAAACAGGCGAGGGAATGGACAATTGAAAATTATTCAATTAAAAATATTGGCGAAAAGATCGAAAAGTTTTTAGACGATTCACCCGCAGTCGATTGGTCGAATATATCAATTAATGGAGATCTAAAAAATCCAGATTGCAAAATTCCATCAATAGAGAATGATGGAGAATGGCTTTTATACTTATACCATAATATATTAAATCTAAAAAATATAGACCAACAAGATCAAGGATATAAATATTGGATGCAAGAATTAGCAAAAGGCGCTAAGAGGGAAGATATAGAAAAATAATTTAGACAGGTAGCTCTTCAAGATAATCAAAGATTAAAAAAGATTGATTTTAATGATTTCTTGGACAAAAACGAAAAAAGAATATTAGTTGTGATACCAGAAAGCGCTGGAGATGTATTTATGGCGACATCCCTATTTCCATCAATTAAAGAACTATATGCAGAGCATGATCTGTATGTTTCTGTAAAATCAGAATATTTTGACATATTACATGGTAACCCTTATGTACATAAAATATTAGAATACAATGTTCAGATGGATAACTTGCTTTGGTTGGAGGGCGCTGGTGAACATAAGGGGTATTTCGATGTAGCTTATCTTATACATTTAGGCACCCAGAGAATATTAAATTATCTGCATAATGCAAAAGATAAAATTGCTTTTGATATTAAAGATTTTAAATTAAATTAAATTAAATTAAAGTAATTTATTTTATACGTTATGTGAATATTAATATAATATAGATATATGCACATACTAGAACAATACGCTTTGGCTTCTGGAGTTAAAATAAAAAAACCTTTTGTATTAGATAAATATTTTCCAAATCCATTTGATAAATATATAACTTTTCATGCACCAAACAAATTTCCATCTAGAGATTACGATTATTGGAAAGAAGTTTTGGAGATGTTATATTTAACATTATTAGAAAACAACATAAGAATAATACAGGTCGGAAATAAATCTGAAAAACTTTTCCCGCAATTTAGTTATGTAACTAATGGTCAAACTAATTTTAACCAAATGTCTTATTTAATAAGAAATTCTATCCTACATCTTGGTATTGATAGTCTGCCAATACATTTAGCGTCTTATCATAATAAAAAAATCGTTGGTTTGTACTGCAATATGTACAAGGAACATTCTGGCCCTTATTGGAGCAACAAAGAAGACGCTATCCTCATAGAAAGCCATAGAAATGGCCTTAAGCCGTCTTATTCTGCGATAGAATCTCCAAAAACAATTAATCTAATAAAGCCTGAAGAAATCGTCAATGCCGTATTAAAATTATTAAATATCAAGAACCCTCTTAATATTGAGAGTCTATATTTTGGAGATCAATATCAATCTAATATTATAGACATGCTTCCTATCTCGCCCGTAGATATATCTAACTTAAATATAGACAATATCATAGTAAGAATGGACAAAATTTTTAACTTAGAGGTATTAACGCATCAATTAAATATATCGAAATGTACTATTTTAACAAATAGACCAATAGATATAGACTTATTGAAAATACATAAAAACAATATAGTTAAAGTTATATTCTTTATAGAAAAAAACACGGATATAACTTTTTTAAAAAAATTTATAAATTTAGGTATAAATTATGAATTTGTGACCTTACTTGAAGAAGAAGCTGTCAGAGACATAAAAATTGATATGATGGATCTAGGATATGTCCATCCAGTACCGATAAAAGATAAACTAAATAAGCTCAAGTCATTTGCTAAAGAAGGCGTTCTTTTTAAATCTTCAAAAAGAACTATAGCTTTAGATAAAATATACCCATCTTTACATCATGCAATAAATAAACTTAATGATAATAAAATATATCTATCAAAAGACTTTGCGGAAGACCTAGACTTTTTCTATTTCTATAAACAATAACTTTTAATATTGACTTAATCTTAAGAATAAGATATTATCTTATATAATATGGATACAAAATCAACATCAATATCCGCAAATCTGGAAATAATTCCAGAGATCGATCCCGTCTCTAAAAAAGAGATCAAGAATAAACCAAATTATAGAATATCTAGAAACGAATACGGTCTTATTGAAGACGACAATATATCTTACATCTTTAACCAAGACAATACTATAAACTGGCGCGCTATGGTAAAATCTCAGTATCTTGTACCAAATAGGCAAAAGACTTCGGAGACCGATGTATCGAAATTAGAAGATAAAGATTTATTAATATTACTAGGAGGAATCAAAGAGCTTGCCCAAATTAGGGGCTTTACAGACGTAAGCTATAAAGTAGTTGCAGCATCAGAAAATTATTTTGCTACTAGCTGTAGAATAACTTGGATACCTAATTACGAAACCGAAGGAAGAACAGTTACTTTTGAAGCTCTCGCAGACGCAACAATAAACAATACGAAAAATTTTGCTCGTTATTTTCTAGCTGCAATTGCAGAAAATAGAGCTTTTGTAAGATGTGTTAGGAATTTTCTAAAGATTAATATTGTAAGTCAAGAGGAGTTGGGTGACGCAAAACTATTAGAAGACAGTTCTCACCAGCCTCAAGATAATCCAACCTCTCCGCACTCACTACTTGATCGAGCTATGAAAGACAAGAACATTTCATTTGAAAATTTGAAAAAGAAATTAGTTAAGGAGAGATTTGAAGGAGCAGAACAAATTAATTCTATAAATGATATATCAAAAGTTAAGATATTTGAACTTATAGAAAGAATTAAAAAGATTAGCTGATTTCTCCAGAGATAATTGCTGTTCGATAAGATATATCGATAGACGAAAGATCGCCTTGCGTAAGAGATAGATTTTCATTTATTGGCACCAAATCTTTTAAACTTAGAGTCCTTAGAATTCTATTTCCAGTTAAACTTCTAAATGTAAAATCTACATTTTTAATTGATTTATTAGCTATAGTTTCTCTTATATCGTTAAGAACAAAATTATTGATTTCTAAAGATAAATCTAAATTAATTATTATAGGATAAGATAATTTAATCTCGCTAGGAAGAAAATCTCCAATTTCATATTTTTCGAATCTTTGACTAGAAATAGAGAGATTAAAAGATTTTGTCCGATTGTTTACAATATCATCTAAATTAACATCTATATAATTAAAATTATATATTGGCAAAGCGTAACTTCTTGGAGTATAAACATAATTACCAGTTATTCTTCCAACTTCTCCATATAATACGCAAGCGGCCCTGGAAACTAACGGTTCATTTTCCTTATATGTTAAAGAATAATCAGTTAGACATCCAGTGTAAAAGTTAAAATATTTATCATTATATTCAATTCTGCCACTGAATATATTTGCTCCAGTATATTGAATAAATATATCATTTTGTCCAGCGTATAGACTTACATCTAGATTACCTCTAATAGGTTGAGCAGTTATGTAATTTAAACCGCTCCCATCTATAGTTAAAGATGGTTCAATATTTGTATCAAATCTTAAATTTAAATTATTTATACCAGATACAAGACCACCATTAATATAAAGATTTTGGTTAAAATTGGTCCCATAATTATTCATAAATATATTTACACAGTAAGTGTAATCTTATAGAGGTAAAAGGTAAATGGCAAGTATTTATGATACAATATCAGGATGGCAGAGTCCAGTAGTATACTCAAAATATAGTATAGCCTCTGGGCAAAGTGATAGGTACTATTATTCTCTTAGAGATAATAATACAAACAATAACCCCAATTCTACTTTACAGAGTAATTGGGATGGGTATATAATACAGAACGGGATTCAAGTGCCATTCTTTTTCTGGAAACCTTCATACTCTTCTAGCGTAGATTTTTCTCCAAGAATTAATAGAATTAAGTTTGGGAACGGGTATGAACAAAGAGTGCCGGATGGTTTTAATACAAATTTAATTACAATTAGCCTTACTTTTGATGCAAGAGCCGAAAAAGAAGCAGTTGCGATATTACATTTTTTAACAACAATGAATGGGCAAATAGCTTTTATATATAATGTCCCAGAAGTCTTAAGTAAAAGTAGTTTTAATACAAAATTTATATGTCCAAATTGGACCACAACATATAATTTCTATCAAAATTATACAATAAACGCTACTTTTGAAGAGGTTAAAGCTTAATTATGCCATTAGATCAAACAAATACATTTAATACAATTGTATCTGGCGGCCAAGATCTAAACGCGCACTTAGTAGATCTTACACCTACGACTCCGGTACATCTTTATGAGATTGATTTCTCAGAAATATATCCGCAAACTTTATATATGACTACAGAAAATCAACCCATAAATAGAGGAGTAATGAGGGTTTATAATGATATAAATTTATTTAATCTAGCTTCAAATAGCAGAGGCAGGATTCTGTGGCAAGGAAACTATTATTATCCATTTCCAATAACGTCAGAAGGATTTGACTTAAATTCAGCAGGTACACTCCCAAGTCCAAAATTTTATCTAGCTAATACAAGTCCAGATGGTAATATAAATAACTCTTTTTATAAATACGCAAGAATGCAGATACAATCTCTGGGAGATCTTGCGGGATGTAAATTTACAAGAATAAAAACATTTTTAAAATATCTTGATCCGTCAAATTTTATTAATAATATAAACTCATACAATAGAAACTCTAACATATTTGAAGTAGAATTACCAAGAGACATTTTCTATATAGATAGAAAAAGCTTAGAAAATAAAAATACTATAGAATATTCATTAGTATCTATATTAGATATAGAAAATGTTGCACTTCCAGGAAGAACAATTTTAGCAACAAAATGCCCATTTCAATATAGAGGCGAAGGCTGTTTATATGAATATCATACAAGGATTTCTAATGTACATAGCGGAGTATATGGGGGATGTGAAAATATACAGGCTAATGCAATTAGTCTACCTTTGGAAGCTCCCCCCGTAGCAACAGATAATGACGAATTGTTTTTAGGTAAAATATTTACAGGAATTGATGAAAGAAGGGTTTTTTCAGGGATTGCTTTCGAACGAGTAGGACAAACTACAGGTAATAGCACTTGGACGTTTACAAATTTTGATTTAGTTAGCGGATCAAATATCTCGGCTCAACAAAGGCTTTCAGATAATAACTTTGCATCTACAGGCGCAAATACTCGCGCATCAATTGGTACGATAACTATTAGTTTAAATGAGCCTAAACAAATAACAAGATTTATGATAAATTCCGCCAGCACAATACAAAATAATTTTAATTTTGATTTTTCGCTCGATGGTAACGCATGGCAAACTGTTAAAACTAATTCTGGAGATCCAAGAGATTGGGTTTTAGCTGGAAGAGCCGCAGGCTCATATGTTACAGGTTTT